AAGAGATTGTGATCCACGAAATCGCTCATGCGGTGCATTGGCAGATGACCGACAAAATGGAAATCAAGGATGCCGAATCGCTTTGCTTTTTTGTTGAGCGTTACGCAGAGGAAATAATCCGGCTTGCCAACGAGGTTATGAAATGACCTACACCGAACGGCAATACGCCAAACTTGAAAAAAGGCGGAGAGAGAAGCAAGAGGTCAAGCGGAGGAAACGAGAGCAACGAGAGAAAAGGCAACGAACGTATCAAGAACTTTACCGTATAGCAATGATGTCAGACGAGAAAAACAAAGGAGTTGAGCGCCGTGACGCAACCCGTATTCTACCGCATATATCACAGTATTAAGTTAGATATTCAGAGCATAGAGTCTTTAATAACTAACTTAGAGAGAGATATTAGAGTATTAGTTACTAAGAGCGAGCCGACGATTGCCCAAGCGCCGACATTTGACGAACCGATGGCAAAAGTCAGCCCGAAGCCGGACAAGACCTTCAACAGCATCCTTGCGATCAAAGAGGAGTTGGCGTTGCAGAAAGCATTTTTGCAACACAGGCAAATTGCTCTCAAAGAGATCGAAACCGAGATCCGCCGAGTGGCGAAGAGGACAAACGACCTGGAACTCAGAATCTTTGTTGCGTGCTGGCTTGACGGCAAGCGGATCGAAGTTGTGGCGGACGAATTCGGGTATGCGATATCATACATTTACAACAAGCGTTCGGTCATTCGGTCTTACATAAACAACGATTATCGAGCGCCGGCAGTCATGTAACAAGTGAAATTCTTGTGAAATCGTATTGCAAAACTGCATGGTATAATAATAGTGTGAAGCGGTGTCGAAAGATATCGCTTTTCACTTGGCGAACCCCCGCGTCAATCCTTTTCCCTAAAGCTTCACAGAGAAGTTATCTCCTTTCGGCTCTGTGAAGTGAGCGTATAATGTGGAGCAGTCCACTATATTATATATTTAGTATTAAATACATTTAGAGCGTTAAGTACTTAATGCTTTTTTTGTTATTAGTAGTATTTACTAAAAAGAACTTGTTTTTATAAGCAAGCAGGCCGCACTGCTTAATAAAACTCTATGCGGAATATTCTTACTCACAGAATTAAAAAATGAGGTGTTTCAAATGGCAGCAAAGAAAGAACTGGAAAAGAAAAAGAAAAAAAAGAGCGACGGCAGAAGCAAGAACGTTTATGACCGATTGATCCAACCAAAGTTGCATCTGATCTCCGATTGGGCGAGAAACGGCGCAACGATGGAAGAGATAGCAAAGAAGCTCGGGACAAGTAAGCAGACGCTTTACAGGTATTATAATTTACAACCGGCTCTCTGTGACGCCTTAAAAACACGTGACGAGGCCGATGCAATGGTCGAGGCGTCATTATTCAAACGCGCCATTGGCTATGACTATGTCGAAAAGAAAATCAAAAGAGAGTATGTTGCATCACTTGGTTGCATGGCCGTCACCGAAGAGGTCATGATAACAAAACACATTGAACCAGATGTGACTGCGATTCAAACATGGCTCAATAACCGCAGACCGGACAAATGGCGTCAGAAACAAATTGACGATGTTACCGATACAGCACAGATCCTCAGCGACTTCATCAGAGCGACAAACAAAGTTGCATCAACGCCGGAAGCGAAGGTCGACCTCGAATGACGCCGGGCTTTGGCCTTTCTGAAAAGCAAGCGAAGTTCATTGCTTACCCATCGAAAATAGACATAGCAGAGGGAGCATCCGGAACCGGCAAGTCGCAAGCACTCAAGATGAAGTTCATCGTGATGGTGAATGAGAGTTCGAGGAAGCAGCATATCATCGCTGGTGAAAGCGGCCCTGTCGCATATCGCAACTTGATCGATGACGATTTGGGAATCTTAGCCTTGTTCCCGAACGTGAGGCCGGGCAGAGATACGAAAAAGGGCAACCATCTTATCATGACCGACACAAGAGGGCGGTCAAAGATAATCTACATATTTGGCTTTGGCGACGCTGCCAAATACAAGAAGGTTCTCGGATCGACCATCGGGTGCGCACTTGTCGATGAGGGCAACAAAGCGCCCTACAACTTCATCGTGCAAGTCTTTCGAGGATTGATGCGCCCGACCGACGAGTATTGGATGGGCATATCGCTCAATCCGGACAACCCGTCGCATGAGATATACAACTCGCTCATCAACAAAGCAAGGCCGACAGCCGACTTTTTCAAAGACATTCCCGACAGTATCGTCGAGGAACTGCGCAAGCAGAAAGCGGCAAAGGATTACACATATTGGCATTTTAATCACAATGACAACCCGGCATTGACCGGCGAGGCGATCGAAGCCTTGAAATCAGCATTGCTGCCGGGCAGCCCAGAGTATATGTCCTTGATCGAGGGCATCAGAGCGGTTGCGACAGGCACTATCTACGCAAGATGGCTGACTGACGATATGCTCTATGATGAACACCCGGCATATGACACGCTCGACATCGGCATTGACATTGGTTCTGGCGGCGACAAAGGCGCAAAGAGCGTTCTCTCGCTGACAGGCTTCAAGAGGGAGCAAGGGCAAAAAGAACACGTGTTCAATGTTGAGGACTACCTTTGCGAAGAATCGCACGCAGACCATTTGCTTGACGAATGGGTGATGCAGATAAGCATCTGGTGGAACTTGTATCAAACGCGCATCAAGGGTGTATATGTTGACGGAGCCGGCGTTTCGAAAACCTTGATATTGGCTCTTGCTGACAGATTGAGGCAAAACAACATTTTCATAGATGTCGCTGAAGCTTGGAAGTTCGGCGCAGATGGTGGCATCAAGGCAAGGATGTTCGTGATGTATGCCTTAATCAACCAAAAGCGGATCCATTTCCGCAAAGGTAATAACACTTATTCGATGCTCAAAAAGTTAGTGAGAGGCGACAAGACGCCGATCCTTGACAATAACGACGAGTGGAACGACTACTATGACGCGTACTGCTATTCCTGGACACACAAAACCGAAGAGATAAGGTGATGACATGGGCTTTCTTAAAACCGCATTCCGCACATGGCTTGGGCTGTCAAACGAGCCGATGCAAGATGTTTCGACGCCAAAGCAGACGCTCGAAGTCGCGACGAAATCAAATACGCTCATTGCTCGGCTAAACGAGTTTTGGCTGTGGTTCACGGCTGACGCCAAGCGCCTTGTTTCGTTTTACAAAACAATGACACAGACGGATGCGAAGCGGAATTACTTCTATGCGAGATGCGCTTACGAAGACAACAAGAAAACGCATTCGGGCATCCCTAAAGCCGTCGTCGACACAATCGTCAACATCACAGGCGACCCGCTTTTCTCAGTTGGCGCGCTTGAAGAATCGAAGCAAGAGCAATATCAACTGCTTATGGAAGATATAATTGAGTTCAACGATTTTGAGAATATCGTAAAGCAGGACATGAGAGCGAAAACGCTTGTCATTGGTGGTGGCGTTCTGATCGTTAGCGATCTGTCGGAAATCAATCCGGACTTTGACAAGCCGGTCATTGAGTTCATCGACGAGCGCTTCTGCGAGATCGAAACCGTTGGCAACATACTCGTTTCGGTCAAAAGATGGACGAACTATCAAGAGGGCAATACCAAGTTCACGCATTTTGAACGGCGGTCTTACAACAAAATCGAGAATTGGCTCACGAAAGACGACAAAGGCGAAGTACCGCTCGATCGTTGCAAACAGACGGCGCACCTTGAACCGGAAATCATCCTCGATATCGACATGATTCCAGCCGTCCCGGTCAGATACAAAAACGGCCACACCGGAGCATTCGGCCAAAGCATCTATGAGGGCAAAGTCGATTTGTTTGACGACTTAGACCAAACATATAGCCAAATCAGCGAACTTGTCCGCAAGTCGACGCCGAAAACATACATTCCGGCCGAACTGCTGGAACAAGACAAGAACGGCAACGCGATATTGCCTAACGAGTATGACATCAAAACGATTATGCTCAAGCGCAGGAAGAACCAGGATGCGAACGACAAGATAACGATCGACACACCGCAGTTGAATTATGAAGGCTTGCTGAGCGTGGCAGTACAGCAACTAATCGAGATATTGACAGGCGTGTTGTCGCCCTCGTCGCTTGGTATTGAGATACAAAGAAACAACAATGCTGAGGCAATGCGAGAAAAAGAGAAAGTCACGCTCATCACCCGGTCGGACATCATCGATAACGAGAAGACGATCGTTGAAAGAACCTTGCAACTCGCAATGCGCATTTATGACCGCATGAAAGGTCGCAAATATGTCGACTATGACATCCATGTCGATTATAGCGATTTCACATCGCCAACATTCGAACAGGTGGTGCAGACGATGTTGCCCTTGTGGATCAATAACGGCATATCGCCCGAGCAGTTTGTCAAAGCGGTTTGGGAAGATACCTTGACCGATGAAGAGCGCGAGAAAGAGGTTGCCTATCTCATCGAGAAAGCGCAAGCACCGGTCGACATGAACTTCTTCGGCGGAGTGGAAGAACAAGAACCGGTGCCAGAAGTGACCGAAGATGCCGTTCAATAACGACTCATGGCTCAAATATCAGCAAGCCATAGCGCAGAAAGCGAAAGAGCTTGAAGACTTGCTCGTCGCCGAAACGAACAACCAACTCACCAAAGGGATGTCGCTCGACAAAGCAATCTGGCTTCAAAAGCAACGCGCCGGCGAAAAGGCTCTCGCAACGAAGATGCTGAAAGACATCAATCGCGTCAAGAAAGAAATCGACGGCATCACCACAGAGGGCTTGCAATACGCTATTGACACATCGACGAAAGACCTTGTCAAGATAGTCGAAAACAAGGAAGCGGTCGAGAACACGGCAAAATTGACGCTCAAGGCCGGTGTTGAACAACTGAAGCAGAAGAATGCGTCAATGCTTCAAACGCTCTATGCGCAAGCGATCCAGGACTTCAGAGCGACGATTCCGAAAGTGGAACTCGACCAAAGAGGGTTGTTCGACACAATCAAGAATGCTGTTCAAAACCGCACAGATAACGGCTTCGTGGTTTACACCAACAATCGCAAGGTGTCATTCAAGAGTTACATGGAGATGTCGGTTCGAACGGAGATGAGCCAAAATGCGCAATTCAATCTTGAACAATCAGCAAAGGCGGCAGGTGTCGAGGTCTACGCGGCGTCAGCACATGGAGATTGCGCAGACGATCATGTCGACTTTCAAGGTTATTACTACCTCGCAGATGGCGTCGCATGGCGGGAAGAGTTCGAAAAATACAACTTCCATCCCAAATACAAGTATCTTTCTGAGGTCAAAGCACTCGGTTTCCTAACAAGGCCGAATTGCCGGCATTTCGTTCAACCGGTCACGCTAGACCAGCTGAAGAACCCGGCCAAGATACGCGAATCGTTGAAGATGCCTTACGAGAAAGCGAGCAAGGCGAAACAAGAAGCGTTGGTCGAACAGCGGTATAACGAGCGGATGATCCGCAAATATAAAGCGAGAACGCTCAACGACAAGGTCATGCTGAACAACTTGCCCGAGAACAAACTCGCCGAACGCAAGGCAATCCAGGAGCGAATCAAACAGAACAATCAACGAGTGCGTGCTTGGAGCAAGAACCAACAGCGCCTTATCGACAAATCCGGCTTGAAAAGGCAGAGAAATAGAGAAAGGCCGGGCGTCATCGTGCATGATTTAGGCGCACGAATGGCAATCAAGAAAGCAACCTAAAGGTTATCAAGGCATCACGCCTAACGATATCATTAGCCGTCGGGCTTTAAGCGAAAATTAGTCTTGACCGGACTATAAAAAGGAGTGTTTCAAAATGGCAGACGAAAACAAAGAAATCAACGAGCAACAAAATCAACCCGAAGAAAAGACAGTCACCTTGACCGAGAAGGAACTCGAACAACGCTTCACGAACAAGTTCGCGGAAGGCGCGAAGAGAGAAGCGAAGCGGTTATTCGATGAACTCGGTGTAACCAACCTTGACGATTTGAAAACCAAACTTGAAAATCCGGAAGTCAAAGCGGAACTCGAACGGTTGAAAAAAGTCGAAGATGACTACTCGAAAACGGCTGTTGAATTGTCGCAACTCAAGGCGGAACGTGTAGCGATTAAACTCGGCGCAACTGCCGAAATCGCCGAAAACGTGGTCGCCCTCGTCAAAGGCAAAGGCCAAGACCTCACCGAAGAGAACGTGAAGAGCGCTCTCGAGTTCTTCCAAAAGAACGCGCAGAAAGGCTTCGGCACGTTGCCAAAAGGCCGGGAAACCGAATCCAAGATCAAGAAGATCCCGACTGTGTTCTAAAAATCTAATCCAAGAAGGAGCAACAAATCATGAAACTAAGTAAATATGAAGACTATGCACGGCTGAACTTCCACTATATGGCAAGGACAGACGCCGTTGGCTTAGTCGACGACAATGAAGATGAGGCCTTGCTGTCAGAAGCATATGGCAAACTCATCGAAACCTATCAAGCCAAATCGAATGTCGCAAGAGTAAAAGCGGTTGGAATCGGCGAAGTATCAAACGGTTCAATGGTTTTCTCCCGCTTCCAGAACTCAAGCGTCGAAGACTATGGCACGGCAAGAGGGGCAACCAAAGGCGATGCCGTCATTGACGACCAAGTCACAGTCAATTTGAGCAATCATAAGGAAATTGTCGAAGAGTTGGAAGAGTTCGACATCAAGGCACACGGTGTCGGCAATCTCATTCAAAGACGCTCGCTCAACCACGCGCTCAGAATGCAAGCACATCTTGACAGAGCGGCACTCGCTGCTTTGAAGACCGCTTGCGCTGCTTATAGCGCCGGAGCAAATGCGACTGACGCAACTGTGACAAGCGCCGATTATCTCGCCGCACTTGAAGCGAAAGTCGTGATGCTCGAAACCACATCCAATGATTATGTCGACGGCATTCCCAGAGAAATGATCGTTGCGTTCGTCAGCCCGTCAAAGTTTTCGCTCATCAAGAGCCAACTTGACACGGTCTACGCCTACAACGGCAACAGCGAACTGATCGAAGTTCCCGGTTATCACGGTTTCCAAATCGTGAGCGAGCATTATTTGCCGACCGGAACCGACTTTATCATCACGGTCGTTGGCAACATCGCACAACCGATTCATTCTCTCGGTTACACACAAGGCGGTCGGATTCCATTGACGAAATCATACGAGGTATCGTTGTTCTTCGACTATGGCGTCGGCGTATTGGCCGCTGATCTAATCTACGAAGGAGAATTTGATGTATCGGAATAGCTACCCTGACGTTTGTCCTCAATGGCGGACTCGTTAGTGGTAGCGGGTCTGACATAAGCGTTATAGGGGATGTTGAGGAAGCAATTCTCGATTATGCTCCAACACCAACGCGAACCGGCTACACTCTTGAGGGTTGGTATTTAGAAATCGGGCTTTCAACCAAAGTCGGCGCTGAAGATGAAGTGGAAAATGAAAACATTTCTCTTTATGCCAAATGGACTGAGAATGAATACACGATCACTTACAACCTTGACAGTGGCTCGAATGACGGCGACAATCCGGCAACGTTCGGAGTCACAGATTTGCCAATCGTTCTTGCGGCAGCGACAAAAGCCGAGAAATCATTCGGCGGTTGGTATACAGACGCAGAGTTCACGACTCCGCTTGCGGATTCTACGATCTCGTCTGTCGGCAACAAGACTGTTTATGCGAAATGGGACACCTTTGAAATCACAGCTCTCGCTGGTGAAGGCGTAACAGCCGGAGCAGAGCCTCCCGATTATGCGGTAACCATCGCGGATGACGGTTCAGTTGTCATCACAGCCACGACCGCTCCTGTAACTTGGGACGAAGACTTGTTCGCCTTGACGGCATCTTTGGATGCTGAAACATACGCGACAGTCGGTATCGTTGGCAAAGTCATCACAGTAACCGGCGCAGATAATGGCGCAGGAACACCGACCTTGACAGTCGAGTTCAAGAAGAAGAGCGGCGAATCATGGGTCGCATTCGGAACTCCGGTCACGAAGACTGTCGGCATCACAGTAACAAGCGAATAAACAATCTTATAGGCAGGGAACATCACCTGCCTTTCCATCAAGCGAAGAGCATATCGTGGTGCGACTCCATGACGCTTGACCTAAAGAAAAAGAGGTGCGACCTATGCAATATATCGTAATGCCGACAAAAGATGAGTTCAAAGATTACTCCGGCGAGAACATTGCCGGCAAACTCGCTGGCGACATCAAAGAGCAAGACAAATTGTTCGAAATCCTTTGCAAGCGCGCATATCGCATTGTCAAAACGCAATTACCAGGAATCAAAGTCACCGACCTTGACGACGACGACATCGCAAATTGGAAAATCCTTATCATGGAGCAAGCCGAATACTTGCTGTCGGTTGGCGATAAGTCATTGATCGACGATGATGTTAACTTGTCATCGCAAATCGAGATATTGGCGCGCGAATTTGCCTTGTGGTCGCCTAATATTCGAAGGGTGTGGTGACCATCGTGTTGGTGCTTAATAATGCGCACAAACTCCAAGACGCCACGTTTTATTGGATTCCGAAACAAGACTACTCAGTTGACGGTTCGGTAGTTCATCCCAGAGGCTCAAAAGTGCCGTTCAAAGGTGGCTTTGAAACCGAAGTATCATTGATAAACAAGATATTCCACGAGGGAATGGATCGTGATAACATCTCATTCGTCATCCGCACGGTCGCACAGTTCAATTTCAAAAAAGACGACTATATCGAAGATGTCGAAGGCAAACGTTACCGTGTCACAGTTCCTAAGCATAAAAAAGAGCCGACGCAATCACGCTATCTAAAACCATCGTTCTTGAGCAAAGAATGGTGGCTCGGAGTTGAAGGCTATGAATGACGCGGTCAATGTCGAATTGGATGTTGACGAAAGCTCACTGCTCAGACTGCTTCGCGATATGCTCGTTCAAGCTGCGCCAAACGTGAAAAGGCAATCGACCGGAGCGTTGCGCAATTCGATTCGCATCAAGGGTTCATCAGCAGTTATTGGTGGCGGCATCGTCAATTATGCGGTATATACAAACGAGCCGTGGATCTCGCCAAGATGGCGCGGGAAGCAGAATCCAAACGAGGGCTGGGTAGACGCTGTCGTCAATCAAGTAATAGCGATGTTCGCTCAACGATATGGCTATAAGGTGGTGGTTACCAATGGATGAGTTTCTGCAAACTACATTACAAACGCTACTTGACAGTTATGCGTTGACAAACACCACTGCGCTTGAAAAGGTGTCGGTCGTGATTGACAACTCGCTCGATCCAATGTTCTTATCACCAAGCGAAACAAAGGTCATCACGTGCGTATATCGTGAGTTGCCTGGAACATTGCCAAATAATCCGTTGAAAGACCGCGTCGCTAACGGCACGTTGTATGTGACTGCGATTGACAGCGAGAAAGCGGCCGTCAGAGCGATATTTCAAGCATTCATCGATGCTAACCATGCAGTTGAGCAAACAGACGGCACAATCTTATATTTGAACTCACTTGTCGCTATCGGCGCTCCCGTCGGCAATGGCTATGACGAGTTCCAAACATGGACGAT